TGCCTTTGTCCCCTATCAAGATCAAGGGCGACGACGCAGCATGGAACAGCCCAATGTGGTGCATGTTCGTAACTGAACGCCAATGGCTCTACCTCAAGTCTCGCACTGGCCAAACTCAGTGGAATGATGCTGTTAAGTACGCATTCGAGCGTAAATCTGCAATGGGCTCTAACAAGCATCCATTGTTCGATACTTACGAAACGATCATGTGGGACGGCATGTTGATCAAGCGTTTGAATCGCTACGCTATTCGTTTCACGACTGGCACTAGCGTTGTTTACGATAACGGCGGTGGCGACGGTGGTACATACACAGAAGCATCTGCAACGACAACGGTGGACGTGGATCGCGCAATCATCTTGGGCGCGCAGGCGTTGGCGAAGGTCTACGGTGCAAGCCGTTCTGACTACTTCTACGACTGGTCCGAAGAAGAAGTCGATCACGGCAACAGCATCGAGACAGTATGCGCGGCGATGGGCGGTTCTGCGAAGATCCGTTTCCGTATCGACAACGTAGACACTGATCACGGCGTAGCTGTAATCGACTCCTACGCACCTGATCCGGCTTCGGTAGCAGGCCGTTCGCTCTTGAACTCCTAATTGAGCAATACTCAGTAGGATCGTTAAATTGAAGTAAAGTCGGGGGAAACCCCGACTCTTTAGGAGAAACAAATCATGGTAACTATCAATGCCCCTTCTATCAAGGACGTACAGCCAAGTGGCGACCGTGGCGCAATCCACGCTCACGGCTATCAAACTTTGGCTGCAGCAGCTATCGCTGACAAGGTACGTCTCGTTAAGTTGTACGCTGGTACAAAAGTCTTCACGACCACAATGATCAATGCTGCACTTGGCGGGGCTACGACCGTCAGTGTTGGCTTTGAATACGTTGATGGCCAAGCAGGCGGTGCAGCAACAGCGTTCATTCCTGCAACATCGACAGCGGCTATCGCTAAGACAGAATCGATCGTTAAGCCGATCGTTTTGGAATACGACGCCTATGTTATCGCCACTATTGGCGGTGCAGCAGCGACCGGCGCCCTTGACGTGACAGTCTTGTACGAACACAAAGGCACGCTGTAATACATACGCAGTAAGACGGAAAAGGGCGGCTCTTGTCGCCCTTTTTTTAAACAATGCATAGAGGCCATCATGCAAACAAAAGTAAAAATCAAGTACGTCGGGCGCAAGCCATTCTGCATCGATAACGTGGCACGTTCAGGCGCATCATGGAACGGCAACGGCGACGTGCAAGAAGTAACGCCAGCACAGGCGAAGATCTTGATTAAGTACGCCGATCAATGGGCGCTTGATGAAGGCGAAACAGTTGAATCGTTGGACGCGCCAGAGATCATCGTCACGCAAGACGAAGACGGCAACGACGTGGAAACCGACGCATCTGAACTCATTGGCTCGCTTGAGAAGATGACTTGCGCGCAGCTTGTGGCTTATGCCAAGCAAAAATACGGAAAGACTTTGAAGGCGAATCGTGGCCGCAAAGTAGTTCTTGATGAAGTCATGGTTTTAGAAGGCCATGTGAACGTTGATTAACGTCAAATAGACCGCGCAAAGCGATACTGATGCCATGGCTACTATTCGATACGATCAATTGACGCAATTAGTGCTTCCCGAGGTACAGGGATGCAGTGACCCACTGGCCGAACAGGCTATACGTGATGCTGTCGTCGAGTTTTGCCAGCGCTCGCGTGTGTGGGTTCACTTTGCCGACAATCAGGACGTAGTAGCTGGCCAAGCCGCCTATGACATCGAGCCACCGACAGGCGCTATGCTGGTCGAGGTCAAAAACGTCAAGTACAACGGCAAAACTATCGAGCCTATGCCGGTAGACGAATTAGATTCGACAATGCCGGGGTGGAAGACTCTGACTGGCACGCCTAGCGCATACACGCAGATCAACGACGACGAATTTCTCTTAGCACTGGTTCCAGACGTTTCGATTGCTTCCGGCCTAGAAATTACGCTTGTTGTGGCGCCTTCTCGGTCTAGCCAGTCATTCCCTGACTGGATCAACAACCGCTATCAAGACGCGATTATGGCAAGCGCTAAGTCACGTCTGATGCTGAAACAGGGCACAAACTGGTACAACCCGCAGCAAGGACTGGCTTACAAGCAAGACTTTGATCGTGCATGTAGCAGCGGTAACGAGGCCTCTACGCTTTCTCTGTTGCGAAGCTCGGTTCGCACGACATCACAACATTAAGGAAATATCATGGGCACTGTTACAGTTCAATCAATCCTTGATCGCGCAGTAGTCATTCTGCAAGATACGACTAACGTGCGTTGGCCATTGGCTGAACTCGTGCCATGGGTAACGGACGGCGAGCGCGAGGCCGTGATCTTCAAGCCTAGCGCCTATCCAAAGAATGAATCAATGCTGCTAACGGCAGGGACTAAGCAAACGATCCCGTCGACTGGCCTGCAATTGCTGGACGTGACGCGCAACATGGGCACGAACGGTACAACACCTGGTCGAGCCATTCGCTTGATCGAGCGCGAGATCTTGGACGCCAATACGCCGGACTGGCACTACATGGCGCCTTCGGCAACGGCCAAGCACTTCACGTATGCGGCCAATGATCCTAAGACTTTCTATGTATTCCCGCCTAGCACTGGTTCTGCATACGCAGAAGTGGTCTATAGCGCAGCACCGCCAGCCGCGACATTAAACGGCACGCTTTCGATAGACGACATCTATCAAGGTGCAATTCTTGATTATGTTTTGTATCGCGCATACCAAAAGGATGCAGAGTACGCGACAGATCCGGCTCGTGCGTCTGGCCATTACCAAGCATTCGTCATGGCCATCACAGGCCGTGACAAAGCAGAGAAGACGCAAAACCCGAACGTCGACCAACACAGCAACCCAAATAGCCGTCGATAACTGAATTTTTTGAAGGAGTAACACCATGCCTGCATCAAACTACCTACGCGGCAAAGTCATCGACTTGTCGCTTCGCGCAACCGCTTATTCGGCGCCTGCTTCCGTCTACGTGTCTTTGCACACTGCAGATCCTACTGCTGGCGCTATCGCTGGTACAGAGGTATCCGGTGGCTGGTATGCGCGTAAAGTGGCGACGTTCTCTGCACAGAGTACGGCTGGCCAGACTAGCAACGCTGGCACGATCACATACGATCCTGTAACTGGTGGTCCAGTAACGGTCACTCACTTTGCCGTGTGGGATGCTGAAACACTTGGCAACATGCTTTACTACGGTTCACTGGCATCTAGCAAAACGTTTGCTACTACAGACGTTCCAAGCTGGTTGGCTGGCCAAATCGCAATCACTGCATCTTAATATCGCAGGTTAGCGCGTGAATACACATGCTATAAATGCAGCAGAGCTAAACGCCTCCCCGGCACGTAACGCAGTTATCAACCTCGGGGCGGCGTCTGCTACGCTTGAATTTGTAGCATTTGAACGCGCACTAACTTTGCTTTCTGGCAGTGCAGGGCTCACGACATCTGTATTAGGTGACTTGGCCAAGATGTCGCAGATTGGATCTGCGCCGTCTGGCATTACCTTTACAGAGTCGGCAACACTATCGTCTTTCTCTAACGTCAATCTAGGCGTAGCGGCTGGCGGCATATCGTTTAGCCAGTCTGGCGCGCTGTACGCTGTAATTGCGCTAAGTGATGCCGTTACAGGCATCGACTTCACGACGACCGCAAGCCTAGCCGTTCGCGGTGACTTGTCGGCAGAGACAGCGATTACCTTTACGGCCACGTCGGCAGCTGGTCCACAGCTAACCCGACAGCTAGGCACGGCAACTTCTGGCCTAGACTTCTCAACGTCTGGTGACTTGACGCAACACGTTAAGCGCTATTTACCGGACGGCGAAGTATTGCTTGAGTTCGAGGCTACAGGCAGCCTGACGCAGTACGTTAAGAACTACCTGCCTGCCGTATCTGCGCCATTAAGCTTTGATGTCATTGGCGAGCTAACGAACTACGCAAGGATGCCAGCCGCGACAGGCGGCATTGACTTCACGGTAGAGGGTTTGCTTGCCCACTTCATTTATATGCAAGGTTCGTCTGGCATCGACTTCACTGTTGACGGCGACCTATTCAATAACCCCAACGCATACGATCCACCAGAGAATGTCCTGTATAGACCGTATGTAGATCGCGTAATGGTGCGGCAATGACAGTTCTAGGCAAATTCACTAAGCAGCCACGCGAGGTGCAGACCTACGCTATCCAGTTTGCAGGGGATATGACGCCGACCGACCATATTACTGGCGGTTATAGCGCACTCGCACTAGATAAGGCTATCGAGACGGATCTGACGACGGCCTACACGGTCACGACAGCAGATAACAATAAGCTGTTCTACACGGCCAGCAATGTGACATTGCCTGGCACTGCCTCGGACGGCTTCGTTGTCATGGTGTCGAATACTAGCCAAAGCTCACAGATCACGGTCGGCGCGTTTGCTGTACCGGCACGAGGATGCATTATCGTTCGTCGTTTGGCTGGTGCATGGGTATCGGAAATGTCCGGCACGACGGTATTGGTCGACGCAGCAGGAGATCAACGCGTACGCATTCGCGTTGTGGGCGGCGTGAACGGCACGACTTACAAAGGCCAGCTATCAGCCACGACGGCAGAGGGCAACGTATTTGAAGACGAAATGACGATCAAGATTAAGGAAACATAGCAATGAAACTATTTGCCAATAACGCGAGTACGACACTCGCCTCGCCTATCAGTAATTCCGCACTGTCTTTGACGGTGGCCACTGGTGACGGCGCCAAGTTTCCTAACCCGACAGGCGGCGACGACTTCAATATGACGATTGCCACGGTCACGGCAGGCGTAGAGACAGCTATCGAGATCGTTAAGGTAACGGCTCGATCCGGTGACGTAATGACGATCGTTCGCGGCCAAGAGGGCACGACGGCAGTAGCGCACGCGACAGGCGACTATATCGGCTTGCGCGTGACGGCAGCTATCATGACTGCCTACGAAACTCTGCTGAATCAGAAGAACGCAGCCAGCGGATATGCCGGGCTGTCGGCAACCTATCAGATCCAATTCAAGAACGCTGCAGGCACGTTCACTAGCCTATTGAGCAATGCTAATACGGCAGCACGTAACTACACATTCCCTGATAAGGATATGACGGTAGCCTCGCTCGATACCAACACATTCACTGGCGCGCAGGTCATGAGTGACCAAGTGGTAAGCCGTGCCATGTTGAATGACACAGGCTATGTGTTTCTCGACAAGGGCAACAGCGGAACGACTGCGCAAACCCTCGACTACACGGATGGCCAACACCAGAAGGTGACGGCAACGGGTAATCACAGCTTCGCTTTTAGCAACTGGCCGCCTTCTGGTAATACAGGCTTCCTGCTGATGGAAGCCACGAATTATGGCGCCTTCACGATTACACCGCCGACCGTCAATTGGGTAAATCCAGACGGTACGACCACGACAAGCCTTGCAACGCACTTCACAGCCTTGGCCGCAGTCGGTGGCCGTAGTGGCTTCAAATCATCCGGCACAGACTTCATTCTGTACTGGTCGCGTGATGCTGGCACAACTGTATATGGGAAATTCCTATGAATCCGGCTATTGCTCTTGCTATGGGTGGCGGTGGGGCTAATCAGATGTTCGTCGACGACGTGTTTAGCGCTTACACGTACGATGGTACTGGTACGGCAAAAACGATTACGAATGGGATTGATCTTGCTGGTAAGGGTGGGATGGTTTGGTTGAAAGATAGAACTTCAGCAAATCCCGCATTTATACTTGATACAGTACGTGGCACATCGTCAACACTACAGCCAAGTACGACGGGATCTGCTGGAGCAATATCTACAGCCGTAACAGCGTTCAATAATAACGGTTTTACTGTTGGGACAAACAGCAATGTAAACACAAATGCAAAGAAGTATGTAGGATGGACCTTCCGCAAAGCCGCCAAGTTCTTTGATGTAGTGACGTGGACTGGCAACAGCACGGCAGGGCGGCAAATAGCGCACGCACTTGGCACAACCCCAGGCATGATCATTGTCAAAGGTACTAGTGCAGGAACGGCAGGCTTTAACTGGAAGGTATGGCACAGGTCGCTACCAAGTTCAGCATACAACTTACCATTTAACACAACATCCGGACAGGCATCAGATAACGGGATATGGAACAGCACAGCACCTACTAGCTCAGTATTTACTGTCGGAGCAGATGCTAGCGTAAATTCCAGTGGTGAGACGTATGTAGCATACGTTTTCGCACATGATGACACTGCCAACGGATTGATCCAGTGCGGATCATTCACGACTGATGGAAGCGGCAATGCAACTGTTACTCTTGGCTGGGAACCGCAATTCGCCATTCTCAAATTGCAAAGCGGATTTGGCAATTGGGTAGTTGTTGACGCAATGCGTGGAATGAACCAGAAAACTGGCGGTGGCAGTAACGGTCCTTACGTTACTGCAAATACAAGCAACACGGAAACTGCAACTGGAAATAACTTGAGCCCAACAGCTACAGGATTTCAGGCAAACGGGCTTACACCTTCCGTGTCATACGTCTACATGGCCATCCGTCGCAGCAACAAGCCGCCGACGACTGGTACGCAGGTATTTAAGGCTATCACTCGAACTGGTACTGATGCAGCGGCAAGTGTTACTGGCGTTGGGTTCGCGCCAGATATGGCAATTATTGCGCTAAGAAATTCTGTCCCAGGCTATCAAGGGTTTGTCGTAGATAAACTGCGCGGCACGCCGTCAGCAGGGAATGTGCTGCAAACATCAACAGCAAACGGGGAGACGGGTCTAGGCACGGTTACATCATTAGATATAGATGGAATTAGTTTTACTAACGATATTGGTGGCTACGGTATAAACGGCACTGGAATTACAACTGTAAACTACTTTTTCAAGCGCGCAGTAGGTGTGTTTGATGTGGTCTGTTATAAGGGG